GAAAAGCACAGATGTTGGCTAAACAATACAAAGCAAGAGGTGGAGGCTATAGATGAAGAAGGCACTTACTCCTAGACAAAAGACTGCACTTAAACGTCATGCCAAACATCATACTGCAAAGCATATGTCCAGTATGAAAAAAGATATGATGGCAGGAATGTCTTTTACAGCCAGTCATAAGAAAGCTATGAAAAAAGTTGGGAAGTAATGGCTGATCCTAAAGTAGGTACTGGCAAGAAACCAAAGGGAACTGGTCGTAGACTTTACACAGATGAGAACCCTAAAGATACTGTATCTATAAAATTTGCTA